CCAGAATTAGTAAAAACTATAATGGATAAAGCTAACAATTATTTTGATTTATCAGAACTTAAATACTATGAAGCATGGACACATGAAAATACAATACCAGGTGGCATGCACTATGATAAAGATGAACCTTTATTTGCAGAGGGAAAATTAAACTTTCCTCTTTGCTCTACAGTATTTTATGCTAATGTGAGTGATGATATTAAAGGAGGAAAATTACTTTTCGAAGATGGAGTTACAATTCAACCTAAATTTAATAGATTAGTAATTTTTTCTCCTGGTTTATATCATGGTGTAGAGCCTTTTCGTGGGAAAAGGACTAGTATTAATATAAATCCTTGGGAACACAAAATTGATGGTTGGACACCAAATTATGAAAGCAGTACTTAGTAATAGAATTTACATGAATGTAGACTCAGCTTTGCAATCGAAGATTGACGAAGAACTTACTTATACTATACCTCCAAGAAATCCACAAGACCCGCCTTTCGTTATAAAGAATATGGGAGTAATTCGTAAAGGGTTAGTCTCATTACCTATCGGAAGGACGGATTTAATCCCATCGAACTACGATATAGTTGATAAGAGAACTTGCATTGAGATTCCACACTTCGACTTTGCGTATGAGTTACGACCTTCCCAACAAGCGGTCTATGACGACCTCTATGACAGTAGTATAATTAATGCTTGGGTCAGTTGGGGAAAGACTGTAACGGCTTTAGCTATTGCAAATAAGCTTAAACAGAAAACACTCATAGTTACACATACTCTACAACTTCGTAGTCAATGGGAAAAAGAAGTACAAAAATCACTCGGGGTTACAGCGGGTGTGCTAGGTAGTGGAAGATTTGAAATAGATGCTCCATTCGTGGTAGGGAATATACAAACTTTGTACAGAAGAATACCCGATATTCAAAAGAGTTTCGGGACTATCATTCTTGACGAAATGCATCACGTTTCATCACCGACATTTACACGAATTATCGATGCGAGTCACGCACGATATAAGATTGGATTAACAGGAACGATGGAACGAAAAGATGGCAAACATGTTATATTTCGAGACTATTTCTCTAACACGGTGTTTAAACCACCAAAGGAAAACTATCTTGTGCCACGAGTTGACGTCGTACCGTCAGGTATAAGGTTTCCTGATGGGGCGCATACCCCATGGGCAAATCGAATCAACGCTATTGCGTACAACTTTGAGTACCAAAATCAAGTTGCGCTTCTTGCAGCAAACTATGCGGCGAGAGGACACAAGGTACTGGTTGTAAGCGACCGAGTCGATTTTTTACAAAATTGTACGAAACTTGTAGGAGATAACGCAATCTGCGTAACAGGAAAGATTCCTCACGAAGAGCGCCCTCCTATGCTAAAACAAATATTCGGAGAAAAAGATATATTGTTTGGAACACAGTCTATATTCAGTGAAGGAATAAGTTTAGACTGTCTAAGTTGTCTTATTTTGGCAACACCCGTGAACAATGAACCTCTATTAACACAGTTGATAGGTCGTATAATCCGAATATATGAAGGAAAACAGCAACCAATCATCGTTGATATCCACTTAGTCGGTCGTACAGCAAGACGGCAGGCTGGTGCACGAATGGGTTACTACATAAAACAAGGTTATGATGTCAAAGCTTTATAACATTGGAAAAATAGTTCTTGACAAGCGGTATATTTTTTGATATAATGATACTCTATAATTGGAAAAAAATTAAGAAAGAGGCAAATAGTAAAGTATCAGACATACTTACTATCCTTCATATTCTGACTTATAAACTACCCCCAGTTAATAGAAAAGACAGAATATACAAGTATTGGCAAAAAAGTTTTCATGGGAATAGTTTCCTAGTGAATCCTGAACCCTTGTTTATTCAACGAAGATTGTATTCAGACACCGAGATTGCGCAGTATGCAGGTATCGCATCGCTGCGCAGTCTATTTGCGTACAATTCAACTAAAGATACCACATTGGACTTGCTGCACTATAATGGTAAGCAAGATATTATAAATAACAACAGATTACTTTGGATTGAGAATGACAGAATACATTTTAAATTTGAAGAAATCACAAGCCTAAAGGAATTAGAATGGCACTAAAATTTAATGAATCAAAAGGTGAAGCTGTTAAATCTAAGATTGACAGTTATCAATATGTCGAAGGCGACAATAAAGTTAGAATGGTAGGCGATATCTGTGCAAGATACGTTTACTGGTTAAAAGGTGAGAACGGTAAGAACTTACCTTTCGAATGTCTATCATTTGATAGAGAGAAGGAAGTATTCAATAACATGGAAAAAGACTGGGTTAGAGAATACCACCCCGAATTAAAATGTGGTTGGTCTTATGCAATCCAATGCATACATGACGGCAAAGTAAAAGTCTTAAACCTCAAGAAGAAACTAATGGAGCAAATTAAAGTTGCTGCAGAAGATTTAGGTGACCCTACAGATTTAGAAACTGGTTGGGACGTCCACTTCAAAAGAGTAAAGACTGGACCTATGGCTTATAATGTAGAGTACCAACTTCAAGCATTAAAATGCAAACCTAGAGCACTCGATGAAAACGAAATGGAATTGATTGCAGAACTAAAATCAATGGACGAAGTATTACCTAGACCTACTCCTGATGCTCAAAAAGAGCTTCTTGATAGGCTTAGAGCTGGTTCTTCTGACAACGCAGATGAAAACTCTGTCGAGGAGTTTGATGTCTAATGATAGGAGTTGGAGAAGAATTTCCTCATACTACACTTAACGGTGTAGTAGGTATTAATCCTGATAAAGTCATAAAACAAGTTTATACTGATGATGTACAAGGAGATTGGAAAGTAATTTTCTTTTATCCAAAAGACTTTACATTTATCTGCCCTACAGAAATTGTAGCATTTGAAAAAGTTGCAGAACAAGAAAACTGTAGTGTATATGGAATTAGTCCAGATAATGAATATTGTCATCTTGAATGGTTAGAAAATAATCCATTACTAGAAGATGTTTCTTTTCCATTACTTGCAGACTCAGGAAATGTGTTAGCAGAACATTTAGAAATAGTAAGTGAAGAAAATGTACCTTATAGAGCTACTTACATAGTAGACCCAGAAGGTATTATTCAACATGTTTCAGCTAATGCACTTGACACAGGAAGAGATATCGATGAAATCATTAGAACTTTACACGCACTACGAGCAGGTGGATTAACTGGTTGTTCGTGGACTGCAGGAGACGAGTTCGTAGCATGATTTTATTTACCGCTGATTGGCATATAAAACTTGGACAAAAGAATGTCCCAGTACCGTGGGCTTGTACTCGATACAAGTTATTCTTTCAGCAGGTAGAAGAAGCTATAGAAAAGCACGATTGTAAATTACATATCATTGGAGGGGACTTGTTTGACCGAGTTCCCTCGATGGACGAGCTGACTCTATACTTTGACTTTGTAAAGCAATGTAGTATTCCTACTATAATTTTTGATGGTAACCATGAGGCTACTAAAAAGAATACTACATTCTTTACCAATCTGAAAAGAGTTACGACTGAAATAAATCCAGAAGTAATCATAATTGATGAATTTTATGAGCACCCAGATGGTTATTCAATATTACCATATGCTGACTTACATAAACAAGGAAGTATAGAAAATGTTAGAACAGACTACTTATTTACTCATGTAAGAGGAGAAATACCACCTCATGTTGTACCTGAAGTAGACTTAGAAAGATTTAGTAAGTTTAAAACTGTATTTGCAGGAGACTTACACGCACACAGCAACACGCAAAGAAATATAGTATATCCTGGCAGTCCTATGACTACAAGTTTTCATAGAAATGAAGTACAAACAGGATATATAGTAATAGATACAGATTGGAGTTGGACTTGGCACGCATTTGATTTGCCACAGCTATTAAGAAAAACAGTATCAAGTCCTGATGAAATGGTACAAACAGACTTTCATCATACAATCTATGAAATAGAAGGAGATGTGGCAGACCTAACAGGAGTAGAAAACTCAGAATTACTCGATAAGAAAGTATTAAAAAGAAAAACAGAAGCTACTCTGATGTTAGATAGAGAAATGACAATAGAAGAAGAATTAAATGAGTATCTGAGTTATATTTTAGAATTAGACGATAGTAAAACCAAAAAAATATTAGGAGTGTTTAGTGATTACGCTAAAGAAGTTGAAGTGGAATAATTGTTTTAGTTATGGCGAAGATAACATACTAGACTTAAATGACAGTACAGTAACTCAGCTTGTAGGTACAAATGGAGCAGGAAAGTCTTCGATACCATTAATACTAGAAGAAGTATTATTTAATAAGAACTCAAAAGGAATTAAAAAAGCAGATATAGCAAATAGAATAAATAATAAAGGATATGATATATCTTTAGATTTTGATGTAAATGGAGACGAGTATAAAATTGAAGTTAATCGTAGAGCTTCTATAAAATGTAAATTATTTAAGAATGGTGAGGATATTTCTAGTCATACTGCTACAAATACTTACAAAACAGTAGAAGAAGTATTAGGATTAGATTTCAAAACTTTTACTCAGATAGTATATCAAAATACTAATACCAGCTTACAGTTTTTAACTGCTACAGATACTAATAGAAAGAAGTTTTTGATAGATTTGTTGCAATTAGAAAAATATGTAGATTACTTTGAAATTTTTAAAGAAAAGTCACGAGTTTTATCTGGAGAGGTTTCTCACATACAAGGGAAACTTGACACAATCATTAAGTGGTTAGATGACAACAATTTGGAAGCACCTACTATACTACCCAAATTAGATTTACCAAAAATCTCGGAAAATGACTTAGAACAATTAAGTTCTCTACAATTAGAATTTAAAAATATCTCTGAAATTAACCGAAAAATAAATCAAAATAATTTTTATAAAACTGAGCTGGCTACGATAGATTTGAGTAAATATAGAAATGAAGGGAATCACTTATTAGAATCTCGACAGAACTATGACAAAGATTTAGAAGAATTAGGAAAGTGGCAGTCGGTTTATAATAGTGAAGTCTTTGAAGGAACAAGTGAGGACATCTGTCCAACCTGTGGACAAGAAGTAGACCAAGATTTACTTGATGAAATATATCAAAGAGAAGAAGAAAAACATAATCAGGCAT